AAGATTTTCAACTACTACAGTTTGTTGATTTACAGAAATTCGATCTTCTAGCTGATTTGTAAAGTCTTCAATAAACTGTTTTTGATTTCTATCTAGCAGCTTAGACTCTCGCATGTAATCAACTCTTTCACGAAGAAGAGTAAAGTCTGGATCGTAGTAAAGAGTAGAACGAGTTTCTCCTGTAAAAGGATCGAAGGTAGAGTTTCTAGGGTTAAACTCGTTATTAGCTTGAGAACGAACTCCGCGTTTACCACCAATACTAGTACCACGGAAGTCGGTTAAGCTAATTGCTGAGTTGCTATTTACAGAGTCTGCTACTATGAGATCTAACAGGTCTTTTTGAACTTGCTTAGAACGAACAATCTGGAAAGGACGGTCTACCGTGATAAAGCTTGCTTGAGGATCTTTACCTTTCAATGTTACAGGGCTCAGGAAGGTCAGTAGGTTGTCTTTAACCCTTACTGCACTAATGTCTAGTGGTTTACCAAGAGTTGTAAAGAAGTCTGTTAGGCTTAAAGCACCTCTCTCAAACAAAGATACTTTCTCTTCCGACCCTAACTTATCTAGCTTAGTTGCCATGGGTTGACGTAACAACCATTCTGTGAAGGTTTCTTTAAGAGGTAACGCTCCTGACAAAGATCCTTCAGCTACAGCTGCTAGCTTCTCTTTGTTTAGACGATCTGAAGTAGATGTGAGCATTTCTTTCTTACTACGTAATACAGGCACTAAAACAGAACGACAACGCCAATGCAAGGGTGGACGAACCTTTAGATTGTCAGCAGACTGGAACAAGTTATCATAACGAGCACACAGCTCACTAGTCCTTGAATCTAGGATAGCAGTAAAAACATAACCAGAGTAAACTTCTTTATTTGCTTCTAAAACCTTCTGTCTTACAACAGAGTCTGCTTGTGTGACATGTGTTGTTACTAGTGTCTTGGCTTGATTCTCAGTTAACTTAGTTGTTAACAAAACCTTTTTGATAATCGACTCTTCTACTTCCCCTGAGGCAATACCTTTACGAATGACTGCATTAATACGAGTTAACTCAGAGCCAGCTATATTTTCAAAACTCTTTACTAGTGTAGGATAACCTTTCTGGTCATTAAACAACTTAAGAGGGCTACCTAGAATTTCTTTAGTCAATTGACCACGGTTCACAGATTGAACACTGTACCAGTCACCAACAGAGCGTCTAAGATTATTAGTTTGGAAGTCTAACTCTGCTCCAATGAAGTCAGAGACTGAATTAGCACCTAGAGAATGAAGCTCTTGCACATGTCGTGCTACCTCACGCTCTAGGGCTAGTCGATCTTTTAAGTCTTTACCAAGAAGCTTTTGAAGGAAACCACGATGACGACTAGAGGCTTTCTCTATCAGTGTGTTAGCTACCTCTTGGTATCGACGCATTGTCAACATGTGTTCGATTTGTCTATCGAAAAGTTCTTGAGTTAAACTCATTAGTTACTCCTATGTATTATTATTAAGGCCAGTAGCTGTCCTCTGAAAAGTTTTCAGGAATAGGAGAGTAAGCCTCTAAGATGTTTGAAGCAGCTCTTATAGCTTCAATTTCATTCCAAACTTGAATGTAAGACAAATACTGTTTACTCTGTTCTTCTGTCCAGTTAGCTTGCCCTACTACTGCTAGTTGGGCTAGTCCTGCCGCAGTGTTGCGTTGTTTCCAGTCTGGTGCAAAATTTATAATACGACGTTGTGCTTCTAGCTTTACTTGTGATAATAGGTTATCTTGAAGAAGAGTTAGCTGCTCATCAGTGTAGTCTTCAACCAACCAAGTACGATACCACTGATGTCATTTGTTTGATGGTTAATATTGATTACCATTATACTGCAATGCTCCCTGCCATATCTTCCTGCGTCATCACCCAAGCGTAGCACTTGTCGAGAAAGTTGTCCCCAGCGGATGCCTCAACCTCAGCCAGATCGGCATGGTAGCGGCGAAAGTCCACCTCGCGGGTGTCATCGTCAGGCGTTGCGGTAGCATATCCCGACACATCAGCCATCACGGTAAACTTGGGGCCACCCTCGCGCATGCGGGAAATAGATGCAGTTACGATGCGAAAGTAAGCACCTGTAAAGGGTGTGCCGTATTGTGTAGTTGTTAAGTCTAGTTGAATAGCCATTAGTAGGTTACCTCTGATGTGTGAATGGTGGCGACCCACCGAATGTTGGTAGCTGCTGCCCCAGTGACTTCGATCTTCAAGCCACCGTAAGTCGTGTCTGCGCTGAGAGCCATACCCCAAGCGGGTGTATTGTCCAAGACAGTCGTGGCGCTGTTGACCAGCACAGTCGTGCCTGCCGAACCTTCCCTGCGGATCAAACCTTCGATCTTCCATGCTGCACATGCAGTGCCTGACGCTGCGTCCTGACGGGCTACGATGGTACCGTGGAAGGCGTAGGCTGAGTTATTAGGAAGAATGACTTGGTTAGTAATCCCCGGCGCGCTGTTGTTTGCGGTAAGGGCTTCTGTCGTGGCGTCTGTAGTGTCAGACATTAAAACCAGGATCCCAGTCTGGCTTGACCCGACGCCACTTAGTGCTTTACCCGAAAGAGCGAACTTGCCATGCCTGTCCGCTGATGACTGGTATCCTAGTGCATACGAGTAAGAAGCTGTGCTCGAACATAGTGTGCCAAGAGCAAAAGAGCCTGTGTTCGAAGCAGTTGAACTATACCCGATGGCTGCCGAATACACCCCTGAAGCTGTTGAGTAACCCCCTGAAGCAAAAGCGTAACTACCTGATGCTTTTGATCGCTTCCCAATAGCCACCGAACTAGTTGCATTAGCGCCATAGGTTGCGGTGTTGTTGGTGATAGCTGCTGCGAAGGAGTCGGTGCCGCCTGCGTATGCCCAGCCTATCGCCGCAGCATTATTGGCCCCTGTACCCCCTTGTGCTTGACCTAACATGACCTGAAAATTTGATTGCGCTTTTGATTGGTAGCCCAATGCAATTGAATAACTTGCTCTTGCGCCAGTCCCTACAGAAGAATCCCCCGCCCCCGCAAAACTGTTAAATCCGCTTGCGATACTATTAGCGAAAGCAACGGCGTTCTCCCCTGAGGCAAAAGCCCCACTACCAATAGCCACAGCATTCGTGCCAGTCGCAGAAGGCGCAGTAAGAGTTACAGGGTTCTCAGCATAAAGCTCAAGGGCAGTGCCACCACCTCCAGCGGCGATCCAGTCGTAATCAGTTCCCGTCCATGACAGCACCTCACCAGTTGTAGCAGTGCCAGTGTTCAGGTGGGTATCGACGTCAGCGTCGGTGTAAGCTGTTGCAGCCTGCCAACGAGAGTTAGCTGCATTCCAAGCTAAGACTTGACCGTCTGTAGGAGAAGGGATGTAAACGTCATGCAGTTCGTTTAAATGGAAGCCAACAAGAGGTCTTACAAAAAGTATACCTGTTGTAGCATGAGCACGAATAACAATAGCAACAGAAATACTTTGGTTAGGTGCTGTAGGTTTAACATTTGTTAATTCCCCTGCAGTACTAGGTGAGCTATAAAGAATTGTACCATCTACCCAAGTTTGACCAACAGTAGACCCTGTAGTATTGATATTTTTTATTTCACCAAAAGTAATTGCAAAACCAGTATCTCCTAAGGCAAAATCCTTTTCTGCTACACCAACAAGGTAAAGCTCTTCAATAGTGTTGTTAGCAATAAACTTGTTAACACTAATTTTACCAGAAGCGCCTACTGTTCCTGTAGCATATAGCACATCGCCTTTAGATAAAGCTACGTCTGCTTTGATAGGTAACTTTGATTCTTCTGTATTACCTAAAGAAATAATATTATCAGAAGCATCCTTAGTAAAGAGTTTTTTGTCGGCAAGATTGATAGCAATCTCACCAACTTCCAGATCAGTCGTTAGTGGTACTTTTTCAATAACACTTGACTTTTTATGAATAAGTTTAGTAGCCATATAGATGACATCCTTTCTAAATTAGTATGTACCGCCGTCTAGTCGAACATTTTGTAGTGTGTAGTCACCCATGTCCCAAGCGTCGTTAGCTTCATTCCAAACAAAAGACACATTAGCAGAAGTACCACGTTCTACTTC